CAGTTACTTGAAGAACGTGAAAAATATGGGAAAAAATAATGTTAGGACTTGATGCAATACTAAACATAGGTGGTAAATTAATTGATAAGCTAATACCTGATCCAGAAGCCAAGGCTAAGGCACAGTTAGAGTTAGCAACATTAGCCCAGAACGGTGAATTGGCTCAATTGCAGGCAGATTTAGATAGGTTTAAAGCAGAAGTAGAGGACAGAGACTCAGCTCGTAAGGCTCATGCAGAAGTTGCTACTAGTGCCAATTCAACGCAATTAGACAAGGCTGTAGTGCCTTTGTTAGCATTGGGTGTAGTAGGACTAGCATTTATGTTAATCGCTGTTCTTATGTTTGTAGATACACCTGATAATCAACAACAGTTGGTTATATTTGCATTAGGATTTGTAACAAGTGCTGCCGGTCAAGTATTATCGTTTTACTTTGGCTCAAGCCAAGGCAGTAAAGACAAAACTAAAGAAATGGAAGGAATGATACGCAATGCTAAGTAATTGGGATGAATCTTTTAAACTAGTTATTCAATCTGAAGGAGGGTTTACAAATGATCAAAAAGATAAAGGCAATCACTTGCCTGATGGTAGAGAAGGTTGCACAATGTTGGGCTGCACTCAAACAGTTTGGGAAAACTATATTGGGAAACAAGTAACACAAGAAGAAATGAAACAATTAAAGGCTGATGATGTTAAACCGTTGTATAAGAAAAATTACTGGGATTCCGTTAGAGGTGATGATTTACCTGTTGGCATGGATTATGCCGTTTTTGATTTTGCTATTAATGCTGGACCAAACGCTGCTCGTAAGATGACACAAACAGCATTAGGTGTAACTAGTGATGGTGTATTTGGACCAGCAACATTAAATGCAATTAAAAATGCAAATGGAGTAGAATTATTAGGTAAATTTACAGATGCAAAAGTAAAGTTTTACCAAGGTTTAAATAATTTTGATGTCTATGGTAAAGGCTGGTTAAAACGCTGTTCTCATGTTCAACAAGTAGCTACTGAAATGATAGGTTAGAAATGAATACAAAAAATATGAAAGTAGAATCAAAGTCCATGCAAAAAAAAGAAGATAAACAGGTCTTAAATTTGCGTAATGGAATTATTGAAGTAAAAAGAGAGCTTCGTCAGCATGAAAAAATGCCTATGGACAAAGCTCATCCACAAAAATAAACTTATTTAAAAAACTTCTTTATAAAAGTTAAGATTGGTACACGCTTATACAATAAGGCAACTTGCAGTTTAAGCATATCTCGATCTGTTTCAATATATGGCCTTGGTTGATAATTAATACCTATTTGTAAGCCTGTGCGAGTAGTGTATGGAGTCATGGTTTTTTTACCAATCTATACATCTTAAACTTGCGACTTTCATGCCATCTGTCCTCAATGATGTAACCTTTGGCTCTTAGTTCACCTACTCTAGTGCTTAACTTCATAGTGCCTGCTTTATGTAGTGCATCTAAAGGACTAATCCATTTGTGTAATGCTTGAACAATCAATTCGTATTGGCTCATTATGTTCTCCTTAAAATGGGACATCTTCAGGTATATCATTTAAACTTTTAGGAAATGCGTCTTTAATAGGCTCAGGGTCGTTCAAATAAGCAATCAAACAACCATCTTTTAAACTAAATAATGGAATAGTCTCTAGCTTCAACATAAGACCATTCTTAGTTTCTAGGATGATTCCTATTGATTGATATTTCTTTTTTGCCTTGCCATCTTTATCTTGATACTCAGATACTGCTGCTTTGATGTAATATTTAATTCCCATTTCATTCACCTTTCATTAGATTTGCTTCAACTTCTACTTCATTCAAGAACTTCAAAACTTCTTCTTCCATCTTTTTAATAAAATCTTCATCACGCAAAATTTCTTCAATATACAACTGTGATCTTGTCGGCATCCTTGGGTCAAATGATACAAACCAGACCGACTTAGCACCTGTGCATGACATTTGGGCTTGTATTTGGGTATAGTATTTAGATGGGCAACCATCCTTAAAATATGACCAATGTACTGCTGATTGATACGGACATTTAAGTTCAAGCAAAGAGTCAGCAATAATGCCATCTGGACTGCATCCAAAGTCTTTAATCGTAGGATGATCTACAAATGCAACTTGATCAACAAACACATTATGAGCCACCTCAAACGCTGTTCTAGCAGTCTGTTCGTTATCCTTACCCCATTGCATTGCATCATTGGTATACGAGGCTTCTATAACCCCTGTTACCCTTTGCAAAGCCAATTCAATCAGATAATTTCCTCTTGATGCTGAAACACCTGTTTTAGTTTTTGCCATAACATCGGCAACCCTTGATGCAGTTACTTTGCCTTTTCTGATCTGCAACCAAGCATCAGTTCCCTGTTCTACTTCTCTGTAAACTAATGATTCAGTCATTTCTCACTCGCTTTCTTTAATATTGCTCTTGCACAACAACATTGACTAGGTATTCTGTGGCATTTGCTACAAAAAATATTTTGGTTCATTTCTCACTCGCTTTCTGCAATATTGCTCTTGCAAATGTATAAATATCACAATTTTTAGGTGCTAAATGTTCTTTACAAACGGATGCAATTTCCCTATCTGTTAGTTCATGCATTGCATACAAAGGTGTTAATTTAATCATTGAATCAGGAGGTGATTCTTTAAACAATATGCCACCCTCTGATATATAAGCTACTGGTTTCATCTGTCGTTCCTCTCTTGTTTGGCAGCAATACAAAGTTCAGCAAACTTTTTAGGAATGTCTGGATGCCAACCACCAATTAAATTTGCACAGTTAAACTTAAAAACTTCTTCTTTTCGACTAAGTTCAGTCATATAAATAATGAAGCCACAAAATATAATCCACATTGCTATTACAAATAAAAAACTTTTACTCATATTAAATCTTCCTTTTTATATTTTCTTTTAATAATTCGTGTTAATTTAAGAAGTGCTTTGCGTTCAATTACCTCAATTTCTCGTCTTGGAAGTTCAAGAATGTAGGCAACTTCCTCTTGAGTAAAATAATTATTAGTTCGTGGTTCTCTCAAATTTTTCATCTATTTTTTTCAATAAAGATTCAAGGCGATGATTCCATAACTTAGAATCGACATTTTGTGGCCATGTAACTAGGTACTCTTTAATTGTTTCTGTAGCCAAGATATAGTCTATTTCTTTTTGCTTGGATAATAAAGACTCTATTTGCTCACTTATCGTCATCTTTTTCTCGCTTTCATCATTGCATCAGCTAAATCATAAGATCGTTGTGCTAAATCCCGTAAAGAATCATTGTCCATATCTATATCAAACCATTCCCAAGGTCTATCATCTTTAAAAAATTTAGAAGCCTCTATTTCAGCACTTATTAATGCTGGCATAGCTTTAGCTGCAAAGTAATCTCTTAACTCCATGCCGTTATGTTCTTGATTAAATTGGGGGTTATATGGAAATGCTTTCATAGTAGTTCTTCTTTACGCTTGTCTTTTGCCTTGGAAATACGATCTATTGCTACCTTATCCTTTGATAACTCTTTATAGGCTTGTCCGTATGCAGCTTTCAAGGTATCTATGTCTAAGCACTCATTAATGTTATCTACCCAGTTAGTACAGAGATCGGTTAGATCAGGAGTCTCCTCATCTATTGCCTCGCTTGGAAGATCACTACCGGCATAGACATACATACCGATACCGAAGCAAGCTATATTCTTAGCCAAGCACCTCATTTGTGAATCCGAAATTTTGCGTGCATCTGGTGACTTAACAGCGTTATTTCGGTTATCCATTACAGGTAATTGCATTTCTAAGGTTTTGCCAAAGGCAGTAACCTCAGTCTTTACCATCATGGTATCGTTGTAAACAACAGGTTCTAGAAACTTCCAAGTAGCTGTAGAATCGTTTTGCAAAAGAATATCAAGCCCATAAGTCCACGAAAGGTATGTAAGTTGTCCCTTTCGTTCGGTAAATTCGTTTACATTAATTAATCGTAATTCGTTAAAAGTTTTCATGCTAAATCTCCATTTTCAAATTCATGTTCAGCTTGTTGAGAAGCTAGTTTATGAGCGAAGTCGTAGGCTTTTAGATAAATGTAATTGCCTAAGCCAGTCATATCGTTTTCGTTTACATACTCAGCCATTTCTAAATTTTCTTTGACTGTAAGTTCTAAAACAGCCTCAGCAATCAATTTAGATGGGTTGTAATCAGTTTTAATGAGTTCGTTAGTACGATCTTCAATCATCATTTCAACAACTTCTGCCTCATCATATTTTGTATCGGTAGTTAGCCAGGAGTCAAAACTTTTAAAGTTAATCATTATTTAACTCCTTGTAGTAACCAGATTGTTAATGCTGGGCCAAACATTACTGCAAATCCTATTAGTGCTTCTATAAATGTTTTCATTACTTATCCTTTTAAGATAAGACCCCGAAGGGTCTATTGTTAGTTAATAATTTGAAATCCACATTTAAATTCAGGATGTGCAAGTAAATTGTGCTTTTTTGCAAAATGCACTAATTCATATTTGCTTTTCATAGATTTTGCAGACCTAATTAAAGACGATACAGATCGAGCAGCAGTATCAGTCATGTTGTTATCAATGTAGGTTTGTGCCATTTGTAATTCTCTAGTTTCATTTTTTGTCATCTTCATTTCCCTTTCGTTTCATTTAAATTTACTGCATGAATAGATATTATTCTATTTATTCTCATAAATCAACACTTTTTTCAAATATTTACAAATATTCTTATAGGGACTTTCCCTAATACAAAAAACATTCGCAAACATTCAATAAGTATAGTATAGTCTACGAAAGAAAGGAAATAATTATGAACCCAATGGATTTATTAAAGATTGAATTTGGCTCACTTAGGAATTTGGCTGAACAACTGGCTCTAAGACCTAATACTGTTGTGCTATGGGGTCAAACTCATATCCCATTTAAGTATATTAAGGAAATTGAGAGATTATCAGAAAATAGAGTTACTAGGGAAATGCTTAGACCAGATGTATTTAATAAGGAGTGATATGCACTATTACAAATTTAATATTGCAGATTGGCACTTAGCAACAAGCCATTTGTCGATTACAGAAGAAGCTGTTTACTTCAAATTAATTAACTTTTATTATGATACTGAATTGCCTATCCCACTAGAAACCGAATCGGTTATTAGACGGTTACGACTTAAAGGTAATTTGGTAGTTGTTAAGGAAGTTTTGCAAGAGTTTTTTGTTTTAGAAGATGATGGATGGCATCACCAACGCTGTGATCTTGAAATTTCAAAATATCATAGCAAGGCTGAAGTGAATAGAGAAGTAGGTAAATTAGGTGGTAGACCTAAGAAAATCAATGACTTAGATAACCCAACAATAACCGACATGGTTTCTGAAAATAACCCACAAGTAACCTTAACCACTAACCATAAACCACTAACCATAAACCAAGAACCACTAACCAATATAAATACTATTACACCTGAAGGTGTTAGTGATGAAGTCTTTAAAGATTTTTGTAAGTTACGCAAAGGATTAAAAGCTCCTGTAACTCAAACTGCAATTAATGGTTTAGCCAAAGAAGGACAAAAGGCTAATTTAACTCTTGAACAAGTAATGATTCTTTGTTGCCAAAACGGTTGGAGAGGATTTAAGGCTGATTGGATTAAAGAGAAAAAAACAGTTGGGGAAAGAAATAGCACAGTCATGTCAGGACTAACTAGAGGGATTATAGGAGGAAATAAAGATGTCAGATTACTTGGAAAGTGATTTTTGCCAACCAGATGAAGGTTTAGATTACTTATTTGCTCGAATGGGTGCTATTTACGGTGCAACCTTTATCAGACATTGGGAAGGAGTTGATCTTGAGATTGTTCGAGATACTTGGAAAGAAGTCCTAGGAATTTATTTAACTTACAGACCGAAACTTGATCAAGCTATTTATTCAATGGATGATACTTTTATTCCTAGTGCTTTAGCTGTTAAAAAACTCTGTATGGCTGGTGAACGAATCCCTAGTAAACCTCATTCTGAGATTGGATATAGTCCAAATTATTCATCTAACGACAAAGAATTTGTTAAAGAACAATTCAGAATTATGCGTGAAATGATAAATAAAAAAACTTATAAAGGATAAATAATGGACTTTAATAACTTAGATGAAAACGATATATCAGAAGCATTTAATAAACTAGCAGATACCGATATTAGACATGGGAAACTATATAGTCATCTTGAATACCTCAAGGAAGCCATGAAACAAGCCAAGGCTCATGAATTTTTAAAGTCTGAGGGGACAGTAGCAGAACGACAAGAAAAAGCCATAGCAAGCGTTACATACGATATTGCAGTCAAAGAATGGATAAAGGCTTTAGAGGAATATAAGATTTTAGATAATGAACGCAATTCACAGGCAAGGATTTTTGATATGTTTCAGACACTTAGTGCTAACCGTAGAAAAGGAATGTTATGATTGATCATCCATTTATGGTATTACAACATCTAATTCGTAATTATTCAGATGCTTGTAATCAACAAGATCATGTTGCTGCTTATGAAATAGCAGTTGATATTACTGATATTGCTCAAAAACTAGAAAATTTTGCTCAGAAATTGGCAAATGACTAAGGCACAAAAACAACATTATGACAAAGTTGCACGACTGGGTTGCAGCTTATGTCGATTTGTTTTAAAAATAGAGGATACTCCAACGGAGCTACATCATATAAGAAGGGCTGGCAAACGTAAAGATGCGCCTGTAATAGGGCTATGCCCAATCCATCATAGAGGCTCACAAACAGGAATTCATGGTTTAGGCAGATTAGCATGGGAGTTGTTGTATTCAACAACGGAAGAAGAATTATTAGAATTAACATTGGCTATATTATGATCACATTCCCTTGGTATCCAAAAGAGTTAAACCCAAATTCAAGTTGTCATTATCACGAAAAAGCCAAAAAAAAGGCAATTTACAAAGATATTTGCTATTGGACTACAAAAGAAGCTAATATACCGAAAGCAGATTATCAGGAATTAATTATTATTTTTTACAAGCCCAACCGAAGATGGATGGACTTAGATAATATGTTAGCATCCATAAAATCAGGATTAGATGGGATGTGTTTGGCATTAGAGATTGATGATCGTTGTTTTAATAAGATCACAATTGAGATTGCAAAAGATATTTGTGGTTTAATAAAAGTTGAGTTAAAATAAATTGTGCAATTCGCACTTCTTTTAGCTAAAGGAAAAATCATGGGAATGGGTAAAGATACAAATCCAAATAGTACGGCTGGTATTCCAGCTAAAGGTGTTGTAGTTCCGAAAAATGCTGGCAAGGCAGATATGTCTGGTGAACGCATGGGTCGTGTAGTAGGCGGTGTTGCAATGGGCAAAGAAGATGCCATGGGCAGCGATAAAGAATTCAATACAGGTCGTACTGCTGGTGTTTGTTATGAACACAATCGTACTATGTATTCAAAAGAAGATAAATCTCAAAGATAATTAGGCGAAAGCCTAGGATAACGTGAATTTCCTAGGCTTTCTAACCACCCAAGATCAGAGGTGCTTGAATGGCTGTACAAACTATACTAAATAAAGAATATTTAAACAATTTATTTGAATATTCTGATGGGAAACTGTTTTGGAAAAACCATCAATATAAAGCATATAATTCAAAAGAAGCTGGATGTATTGCATCTCAGGGTTATAGGCAAGTAACTATAAACAAAAAAGTTTATAAAGTTCATAGAATTATTTTTATGATGAAATATGGCTATTTTCCTAAAGAAATTGACCATATAGACAATAATCAATTAAATAACAAAATTGAAAACCTTAGAGAAGCTACAAGAGAAATAAATAATGCTAATAGAAGAATTGCAAAAAACAATACTTCAAGCATTAAAAATGTATGTAAACATAGAAATAAATGGATTGTTCAAGTAAAAAACACATACATTGGTTCATTTGACAATTTAAAAAATGCAGAATTAGCAGCTTTTGAAGCTCGCAATAAATACTATGGGGAGTATGCAAATCATGGATAATTGCGAAAATTGTAAATATTTTTCTAGTGGCGAAAGAATGGGTATATGTCGAAGATACCCAAATTTTGTAAATAAAAACAATCTTGATTATTGTGGTGAATATTCGTCAAATTCTAAAAATTTATCTATAAATCTTATGGTTCAATCAATGACAGAGCCTGTATTAATTAATATTCCAAAAAGGAAAGCTGGGAGGCCTAAAAAGTATGCTTAAACCTCTTGGTGACAAAATCCTCATAAAACCTATTGAACGAGTTAAATCTGAGATTATTGCGGTAATCATGGATGAAAAAGACAACATGGGAACTGTTGTAGCTGTAGGTCAAGGCAAAAAATTACCTAATGGTAAGCGTGAACCAATGCCTATTGAAGTTGGTGCATTTGTCAGGTATGGTCATATGGGCAACGATGAATACTTAAAATATACAGAATATTTTGAGGGTAAAGATCGTTATTTATTAATGAGTTGGCAAGATGTATGTTTTATACAGGAGAATAGTAATGGCTAATGGATTGTATGCAAATATTCATAAAAAACAAGAACGAATTGAACGACAAAAGGCAGAAGGCAAGCCAGTTGAGAAGATGCGTAAAGTAGGCAGCAAAGGAGCACCGACTGCTAAAGATTTCAAAGAATCTGCAAAGACGGCTAAAAAATGAAAAAACACGATAAACCAATACCACATAAAACAGTAGGCAAGGGTAAAACTTATAATCCTACTGAAAAAGGTGCAGGCATGACTGCTAAAGGCAGAGCTGAATACAATTCTAAAAACAATGCTAATTTAAAAGCACCAGCACCAAATCCAAAGACAAAAGCAGATGCAGGCAGAAAAGCTAGTTTTTGTGCAAGGATGGAAGGAGTTGTAAAAAATGCTAAAGGACCAGCAGAAAGAGCCAAAGCATCATTGAAAAACTGGAATTGTTAAGGAAAATACTATGTTGAAGAAATCAGCAAGCCCTAAAGCATTCAAAGAAAATATTAAAACTGAGGTAAAAGCAGGCAAACCAATCAAACAGGCAGTAGCAATTGCCTATAGTGAAGCAAGAGAAGCAAAGAAAACAAAGAAGCCTAAATAATCAATGGGTGAAAGTAATCTTTATTTAGTAAGTCTGCACTAAATAGGTAGAACTGATAAGACAGATATATGTTCGAGCAAGTAGCCCACCAACAAAGGAAAACAAAATGAATCTTAAAGACGTTAAAATAGCATTTGAGCATACAACTGCTGAAGTTGAAATTATTATTGCTGGATTGCGTAAACTCCCAATGGAAGTTGTCCAGGAGTTGCACGACAGAATGATTAAAGATGCCAATGCAAAGGTACAAGAGTACATAGCTGAGAATACTCCTGAAGTTGACGATACAACTGTTCAATGAACAAACCTAAAATTGAATCAAGGGATATAGATAAACTTATCCCTTATATCAACAATTCTAGGAAACATTCAGATGAGCAAGTGGCTCAAATAGCTGCTTCAATTAAAGAATTTGGGTGGACAAACCCTATTTTAGTTGATGGTGACAATGGATTGATAGCTGGTCATGGTCGATTACTTGCTGCTAGAAAGCTAGGAATGAATACTGTGCCAGTTATTGAATTAGCCTATTTAACTGAAACACAGAAAAAAGCATTAATTATTGCAGACAATAAATTAGCATTAAATGCTGATTGGGATAATGAATTATTAATGTTAGAGCTTCAACAACTAAATTCAGATGATTTTGATCTATCTTTACTTGGATTTGACGTAAACGAGCTTGATGCCCTTTTAAACCCAATTACAGGCACTACAGGGCTCACAGATGAAGATGATGTGCCTGATGTACCTGATGAACCTAAAACCAAGTTAGGAGATATATATATCCTTGGAAATCATAGACTTATGTGTGGGGATTCCTGTAGCATAACGGATGTAGAAAAGTTAATGGGAGTTGGGGGGGGGGTTGACATGCTTTTAACTGATCCTCCTTACAATGTTGCTTATGAAGGTGCAACTAAGGAAAAATTAACAATTATTAATGATTCAATGGGCAACGAGGATTTTAGACAATTTCTTAGGGATGCTTTTGTTTCAGCAAATACTGTTATGAAAGCTGGTGCTGTATTTTATATTTGGCATGCTGATAGTGAAAGCTACAACTTCAGAGGAGCTGCACAAGACGCTGGTTGGAAGGTGAGACAATGCTTAATTTGGAAAAAGTCCAGTATGGTTATGGGAAGACAAGATTACCATTGGAAGCATGAACCTTGTTTATATGGTTGGAAAGAGGGTGCTGGACACTTGTGGGCTACTGATAGAAAACAAACAACCATATTAGAGTTTGATAAACCCAGCAGAAATGGGGAGCATCCAACTATGAAGCCTGTAGCTTTATTTGAATATCAAATGTTAAACAACACTAAAGGTGGAGATATTGTTTTAGATTTGTTTGGTGGTAGTGGAACAACTATGTTGGCTGCTGAGAAGCATGGTAGGCACGCTTATGTTATGGAATTAGACCCTAAATATTGTGATGTAATAGTAAAGCGTTGGGAAGATTTCACAGGTAAACAAGCAGTACTTTCGGAGTTAATAAAAGGATGAGTCAAGGAATTGAGCATATACCAGACGATAAAAGCAGAAGTTTAGTTAAAAACTTAGCTGCTGTAGGAACTCGTTATGTTGATATTGCTCATAAATTAGAAATTACAGACGATACATTAAGAAAGCATTACAAGCCTGAATTAGAAGATGGTCGTATAGATGCTAATGCACAAATAGCCACTACATTATTTCAGCAGGCTAAAAAAGGTAATATGACTGCTGCAATCTTTTGGTTAAAAACAAGGGCTGGATGGAAAGAAACAAATGTAACTGAACTATCAGCAGGTGAAAATTCAGAAGTTAAGGGTATTAATATTACTTTTGTAGATTCTAATGTCAAACAAGATTGACGATAAAGGCTTTATATGGCCTCAGTTTCCAGCTAAGCTGAAGTGCTTATTTGAACCTAAAAACTCAAGATATAGAGTGCTTTATGGTGGTCGTGGAGCTGCTAAATCACATTCAGTAGCTCGTGCATTACTTTGCATGGGTGTACAACGTGTACTTAGAATCCTTTGTGCAAGGGAATTTCAAACATCAATTAGGGATTCAGTACATAAACTATTGGTAGATCAAATATATAGTTTAGGTTTAGAAGCTCATTATGAGGTAACACAATCAACCATTAGAGGAATAAACGGCACAGAGTTTATATTTGCCGGTATTAAAAATAATATAAATAATCTTAAATCTATTGAAGGCATTGATTATTGTTGGGTTGAGGAGGCAAATAATGTTACGGACACAAGTTGGGACATATTAATACCAACAATTCGTAAAGAAAATAGTGAAATATGGATTACTTTTAATCCTGAATTACCTACAGATGCAACCTATAAACGCTTTGTAATTAGCCCACCAGACAATGCAATAGTTACAAAAGTTAATTGGTCAGATAATACTTGGTTTCCTGAAGTGCTTGATTTAGAACGGCAATCATTAAGAAATAGAGACTTTGAAGCCTATCAAAATGTATGGGAAGGGTTTACTAGATCAACTATTGATGGTGCTGTATTTGCTAGGGAAATGACTAGGGCAGAGCAAGATGGCAGAATTTGTAATGTTCCATATGACCCAATTAAGCCTGTATTTGCCTGTTTTGATATTGGTTGGGCAGATGCTACTGCAATATGGATAGGGCAATTTGTAGGCATGGAAATCAGATTACTTAGGTATTATGAGACTACTCAAACCACTATTTCTGAAATATTGGCTAAGTTACAAACTTTTGGTTATGTATATGAAACCTTGTATTTACCTCATGATGCACAGAATAAAACATTAGCTGCAAATGGCAGAAGCATAGAAGAAATCGTGCGTTCTAGTGGATTTAATGTTAGGATTATTGAAAGAGTGGCTATTGCTGATTCAATTAATGCTGCTCGTACTATATTCCCAACCTGTTATTTTGATAAAACAAATACAGATGTAGGATTACAATGTTTACGGCATTACAGATATGATGTAGACCCTGAAACTAAAAAATTTAGCATGAAGCCTTTACATGACCAATATAGCCATGGAGCAGATGCTTTTAGGTATATTGCTTTAATGGTACAAGAAAAGAAAGTAGTCAAACGCAAGCCAATGAATTATGATGTGGTAAGTTGGATGCAATAAGGAAAATCTATGGTTACTAATGTTCAAAGCAATGGTGGAATTTATAGTACAGATGATGATGACGAATCAGGCATTATTGATCAAGCTAAACAATTCTTACGATTTTGTAGTGATAATGATTCAAATAATCGTGTAGAAGCCCTTGATGATCTTAAATTTGCCGGTGGTGATCAATGGCCTGTAGAGATACAAAACTCTAGGCTATTAGAATCTAGACCCTATTTAACCATTAATAAAATTGATGCGTACATAAGACAAATTACCAATCAGCAAAGACAGCAACGACCACGCATGAAATGTCATGGCATGAATAATGAGTCGGATGCTAAAGTTGCTGAAATTATTACTGGTATTTTAAGGCACATTGAAAACCAAAGCGATGCTGATGCTGCATACGATAATGCGTTTGATTTTGCTGTGCGTATGGGATGGGGATATTGGCGAGTAACGCATGATTATCCTAGACCAGATAGTTTTCAGCAAGAAATATATATTAAGCGTATTGAAAACCCTTTTATGGTTTATTTTGACCCTAATTCTATTGAACCTGATGGTTCTGATGCTGAAAAGTGTTTAATTACTGAGGTTATAAGCAAAGAAGCATTTAGAAAAATGTATCCTTTTGCTGATGATGGAGGTGGATTTAACCCTAGAGGTACTGGTGATTCACAGTCAGAATGGATTACAAAAGAAGATATTAGGATTGCTGAATACTTTTATACAGAACGAATTAGAACAAAACTGTTGCTTTTATCTGACGGTACAACAATATTTGAAGATGAAAAGCCTAAAGAAACAGAATTACAAGATCGTGGAATTTATGTTGTAAGCAAGCGTGAAACTGTTAAAAAGCAGATTAAATGGGTAAAACTAACAGGGATGCAAGTTCTTGAAAGTTCAGATTGGGCTGGTAAATACATTCCAGTTATCCCTGTTTATGGTCAGCAGTTAATAGTTGATAGCAAGAAAAAGAAGTTTGGGCTCACTCGCATGGCAAAAGACCCACAAAGAATGTATAACTTTTGGTCTACTGCATTAACTGAAAGTGTTGCACTTGCACCTAAAGCTAAATATTTAATAGCTGAAGGACAAGATGAAGGCCATGAAATGGAATGGAATACAGCAAACATTAAATCAATGCCTGTATTGCGTTACAAACAAACTGATTCAGAAGGTAGGCAAGCACCAATTCCTCAAAGGATTCAACCAGAGCCACCACCTACCGGTATGGTTACTGCATTACAAGGTTTAAATAGTGATTTAATGGCTGTTGTGGGTATTTATGACCCAAGTCAATTACCTACAGGCATGATAAGTGGCAAAGCATTAAATGGTCAGCAACAACAAAGTGATATGACCAACTTCCATTATTACGATAATTTAACTCGTAGCATTAGGCAATGTGGTCGAATTTGCTTAGATTTAGTTCCCTTTATTTATTCTGAAGAACGCATAATGCGTATTATTGGTGCTGATGGTAAGCCTGAAATGGTTAATATCAATCAAAAAGGCACAAATGAAGAAGGCATTGATAAGATTCTTAATGATGTAACTGTTGGTGAATACGATGTTGTAATGGAAACAGGACCAGGATATGCATCAAAACGGCAAGAAGCTGTAGATTCAATGTTACAACTATTTGCAGCCGACCCTAATTTAGTTCAAATTGCTGGCGATTTACTTGTAAGAAATATGGATTTCCCTGGTGCTGATGTGATTGCTGATCGTTTAGCTGCCGGTAATCCAATGGCTCAAGTTAATGATAAATCACCTATTCCACCACAAGTTCAAATGCAGTTGGCTCAGTCGCAACAAACAATTCAACAATTGCAACAAGAATTACAATCATTGCAATTAGATATTAAGTACAGAGCAAGCGTACAACAACAGGTTCAAGAAGCTGAAACTCAGCGTGAACAGATAAAGGTACAAGCCAGACTTGAAGAAAGTAAGATGCGTACAGAAAGTCAAGCTCACGATACTATAATCAAATCTGAAACTCAAAAAGAAATTGAACAAATGAAAGCACAGTTAGCATTAATATTGGCTCAAATTAGTCCAACTGCAGAAAAAGCAGCAGAAATTGAAGCAATAGAAAGGGGAATTTAAATGAAAAAACCTGAATCAAAATACAGATATTTAGTTAATCAAGATAAATATGATCCTGAAATAAAAATGGCTGTTGCAAAAAAAGCAATTACACATTCTGATGCTAATAAAATTAATGCTATTCAAGAAATGATGGCTAAAGAACGAGAAGAAAAAGGTTCTAGGAATATAGTAACCTCAGAAAATCGTGCAGATTTTATGGCTAAAAAACTTGGATTAGAGAAAAAACACTCAGGTGAAGGTGGTCCAATAGAAAAACCACATGGTATTTATCATTCAGGAACTGATGAATTGCATTCACATTTTTCAACACACGATAAAGCATATAAAGTTTATAACGAAATGCGTAAAAAATATGATTATGCAATTGGAGAATTGTCTGAAAAAGAACTTAAAAAGCATGGCTATAAATAATCGGAGGAATATATGCCAACAATCATAAGTGACAATGTTTTAGAGTGGAAATTAAGGGAAATGGCAAGAAAATCAGGTAAGAAATATGAACCTGAACCTACTAATCCTTATGCAAAATTAAACGAAGATGAGCTAAAACATCAGCAATCTTTAATTAATGAAGTATTAAATCAGTCAAAATCAAAAGAAATTGACAATTAATTATTAAATCTTTATAACAACATCAGGAGCTTGAGAATATCATGGCCGATACAAAAGAAGCAGAAAACATATTAACAAGTAGTAATGCAGCAGAATTCTATGCAGAGAGATTAGGTTTAGCTGAGCAAGATGAAACTGAGGCTGTTAATCCAGAGCCAGAAGAAGTCGAAGAACAGAGTAAACCCGAAGCAAAGGAAGAAGCTAATGATACTGAAGTTGATAAACCGAAAGATAAGCTAAACAAACGATTTGAAAAAGTATCTAGAAGGGCAGAGGAAGCTGAAGCCCGATCAAGAGAACTAGAGAATCGGATAAAGGAATATGAAGCAAGGAATGCACCTGAACAAGCGCAAGTTTCTTTAGAAGGCAAACCTGATGTAAGCCAGTTTAATGATATTCAAGAATTTGAAAAAGCATTAATAGATTGGTCTACTGAAAATGCTTTGAAGCAAAGAGATATACAGGAAGCACAAAGTAAGTTACAAGCAGAACAAGAAAAGATTGGAAAATCTTGGGCAAAGAAACTTGAACAAGCTAAGAATGAGATAAAAGATTTTGATGATGTAGTGCAATCTGCTAGTACCGTTGTAAGTGACGAGATTAGAGATAGCATTTTAGAAAGTGATGTAGGACCACAAATTCTATATCATCTAGCATCAAATGAAGATTTTGCTCAATCGCTAACTGAAATGCCTTTGCGAAAAGCCCTTATTGAGTTAGGCAAGTTAGAGGTTAGGTTTGAACGCAAGGAAGAACCGAAAGCTACAGTAACTAGAAGTAAAGCACCTAGCCCTATTAGTCCTTTGACTGGTGGCAAAGCTGGAGCAGATGTTTTAGTGGATACAGATGGACAGTTTCATGGAACATTTGCACAGTATAAAGCTGCAAGACAAGCTGGTAGGCTTAGATAAACCTAATTTTTTTGGAGAAATTAAATGGCAAACACGCTATTAACCATTAGTAAAATTACTAATGAAGCACTTATGGTGCTAGAAAACGAATTGACATTCACAAGCGAAGTCGATAGAAATTATGACGATCAGTTTGCTGTTGTCGGAGCTAAAATTGGTGCAACTGTAAACGTCCGTAGACCAGGTCGTTTTATTGGTACTACAGGACCAGCACTTAATGTTGAGGACTTGAACGAAACTTCAGTACCTGTAACTTTAAGTACACAGTTCCACGTTGATACTCAATTTACTACACAAGACTTAGCCTTATCTTTGGATATGTTTAGTGATCGTATTTTGAAGCCAGCTGTAGCTGCTATTGCTAACAAAATTGACTATGATGGTACAACTACTGCTGCATTAAACACAGCAAACATCGTAGGAACTGCAGGCACTCCTCCAACTGGTTTGTTCACATACTTATCAGCACAAGCATATCTTGATTCTGAAGGTGCTCCTCGTGATGGTCGTAGATCATGTATCGTTGAGCCATTCACATCAGCTACTATTGTTGATAGCTTAAAAGGCTTATTTGTACCTACTGCTGAAATCTCAGCACAGTACACTAAAGGCTTAATGGGTCGTGACTCTGGTGGTATGAATTGGAAACTTGACCAAAACATTATTTCACAAACTTTTGGTAATTTTTCTACAACTACTGTTACTGCTTCTGTTGCTACTACAACTGCAACTGGTTTCTTAACTAGTGGTTGGGCATCTTCTTCAACTATTACTTTGACTGCTGCTAACACAGGCACAATCAACTTAAATGCTGGTGATACATTCCAAATTGCTGGTGTATATGCAGTAAACCCACAGAATCGTCAGGCTTATGGTACTAACAAACTGCGTTCATTCGTAGTTAAAACTGCCGTATCTGTTGCTTCAGGTTCAAGCGTTTCAGTAACTGTATCTCCAGCCGTTATTACAGCCGGTCAGTTCCAAAACGTATCAATCCCAACAACTTCAGCAACTGCTGCTGTAACATTCTTTGCATCACAATACAATGCAAGTGGAAATGGTATCGTATCTCCACAAAACATCGTAATGCACAGAAATGCTTTCACAATGGCTATGGCTGATTTGGAATTGCCTGAAGGTGTACATTTTGCTGGTAGAGCTTCTGACAAAGAAATTGGGTTGTCAATGCGTGTAGTCCGTCAATATACAATCAATAACGATAGTATTCCAACTCGTGTTGATGTGTTATACGGTTGGGCTCCCCTATATCCTGAACTCGCTTGCCGAGTCGCAGCTTAATTAATAAAGGAAATTATCATGGCAAATCCAGGACCAGCAGTAACAAGTTCAGCACATCCATCAAATGTAACGACTTCACAGACGTTACGAGTGATTGCTACCTTGAAGAATGTAAACGCAAATGCAATAGCTAGTTATCCTTTGCAAGTAATTAATAGTTCTGTATATCTATTACAGAGTCTAATAGTTACTGATCTAAACAACGCAGGAGCTTCAGTAACTCCTACAGGTTTAGCAATGGGTGTAGCAGCTACTGCAGGCGGTTCTAGCTTGTATGGTGCAATAACAGCAGCTAATTTAAGTACTCCACAAGGTGCTTCTTTAGTTGCTCCAACTGCACAAACAACTGCACAAACCGTTCAAAACCTTTATTTAAACGTAACTGCTCCACTAACTACAGCCGTAGCTGGTGCAGTATTTGATGTTTATGTTTATGGTTACGACTTTAGCGTATCAAGCTAAAAAAGCAATGTAAGGATAAAAGGCCATGCTCAAAAGGTGTGGCTTTTTTTCTTAATTAATCTATAATTGAATTACCTTATTTAAAGGAAAAAATCATGCCATCTACAACTATTGCTCGTGGAAATGTTCTATCCCAAACTTATATCGGACCAAGTTTAACTCCTGTTTCAGTTGCTTCTTATACAACTGCTTCACAAACATTTAATATTGCTGGTTTACAAACTACTGACATCGTTCAGTATGTAGGCTTACAAGGAGCTCAAACTGCCGGTGTTACTGGTGCAGAATGTGATGTTTTAACTGCTGGTGTATTAACAGTTGCATTTTTAAATAGCACAGCAGGTGCAGTTGTACCGGCTGCTGGAATTTATGTATTTTCTGTAACTCGTGTTGAGAATCTACCTTTACCTACAACAGCAGTTTAAGGAGTAATCATGGCTTATAACTCAGCGTTTTCACCTTTTGGGTCAACGTATTTAGTAGGAACATCTGCTATTCAGGTTAAATCTAGCAACAATGTATATCCATCTAGCTATCGTATTATTAATTTAACTGCTAGTTTAATTCGTGTAGGATGGGCTCCTCAAGAACCATCTGATGCGACTGTTACTCCTGTTGCTACTACTCCTACTGCTGCTGGTATTTCTAGTGTATTAACTTTGCCAGCTAATGGTGTTGGTGTATTTAGTGGTATTCCACCTAATGCGTGGTTTATTGCTAGTGCTGCTAGTGTTGAGATTACTCCTGGTGAAGGTATTAATTAAGTGTTATGGGAAGCCCTAATGCTACAGTAGACCAAAATCTACTGCCTGTTCAGGCATACTTTGATGTCTATGGAAACTTTCAGACTTTCATTGGGCAAGGGCAACCTTTTTACGCAACATTAAACCCTAGTCAATCAGGGTTAAACATAACCAATAGTACAATTAATAGTACAACTATTGGTGCTACAACTCCATCAACTGGTGTTTTTACAAACATTAGTACGACTACAGGAACAATAAGTACAACTCCTAGTGCTAATACAGATATTGCTAATAAGTTTTATGTTGATACTGTAGCCCAAGGACTAGGACCAAAAGCAGCTTGTGCAGTTGGAACAACAGTAAATATAACGCTATCAGGGCTACAATCTATTGATGGGTACACTACCTTATCAGGTGATAGAGTTCTAGTTAAGAACCAAGGTTCTAGCCAATTTAATGGTATTTATGTTGCATCAGCAAGTACATGGACTAGAGCAACTGACATGGATGTATGGTCGGAAGTTTCAGGTGCATATACAGTTCTTTTAAATGGTACACAAGCAAACACAGGTTGGGTATGTACAGCATCAGCAACAGGCACGATCAATGTAACTGCTATGCCTTGGGTGCAGTTTTCTGTTGTTAATACATATTTTGCAGGCACAGGATTAACATTAGCATCGAATACATTTAGTATTACAAATACAGGTGTAACGGCTGCAACATATGGTTCAGCATCAATAGTTCCAGTAATAGCTGTTAATGCTCAAGGTCAAATCACATCTGCAACAAATACAACTATATCTATTGCACCTAGTCAAATTAATGCGACTATTGCTAATTCAGGATTAACAAATTCAAGCATAACAATTAATGGTAATTCAGTCTCTTTGGGTGGTTCTACTACTGTTTCAGCAAGTACAACAAATGCTTTAACAATCAGCACAGGATTATCAGGCACAAGTTTTAATGGTTCAACACCTGTAACAATAGCTATTGATTCAACAGTTGTTACTCTTACAGGATTGCAAGTATTAACAAATAAAACCCTAACAAGTCCTGTTATTGGGACTATAGTTAATACAGGTACATTAACTTTACCGACTTCTACTGATACTTTAATTGGTAGAAATACCTCAGATATATTAACTAATAAAACAATTGCATCTGGTTCAAACACTATTACAGGTTTAGTTAATTCTAATTTAAGTGGTACTGCTGGCATTACAAATGCTAATTTACAAAATTCTGCTATTACGATTAATGGAAGTTCTGTTAGTTTAGGTGGTTCAGTTACAGTAACAGGCAATACGACTAATGCTTTAACCATGAATAATAGTGGTACTGGAGCAACTTCAGGTACAACTTTTAATGGTTCAGCAGCTCAAACTATTTCTTATAATACGATTGGTGCAAGTCCTTTAGCTGGCTCAAGTAGTTTAGTAACTGTAGGAACGATAGCTAGTGGGACATGGAATGGTGGGATAATTGGTCTAGCATATGGTGGCACAAATGCCAATTTAACAGCCTCAGCTGGTTCTGTACCTTATTCAACTGCTAGTGCATTAGCATTAACAGCAGTAGGTTCTACAGGACAAGTATTAACTTCACAAGGCACTTCAGCACCGATTTGGGCTAATAATTCAGCAACTATTTCTGTAACAGATGACACATCAAGTGCAACAGTTGAATATCCTACTATGGCTAGGATAACAACAGGCAATATTAATAGTATTTATACCAGCTCAACAAAGTTAAGTTATGTTTCATCAACAGGAACATTGTCGGCAACAGTATTTAGTGGTGGTGCAACGATTACAAGTGGAACGATTAATAATACGACCATAGGAGCAACAACTGCTGCAACAGGTCGGTTCTCAACCCTTTATATTGCACCATAATGTTTGATTGGAAAATAACACAAGTAAGCGTAGAAGATGGTGTAATTACTCATGCACATTATGTATGTAAATTAGTTAATGAGGATTTTACGGTTGAAACAGAAGGAAATTGGTATTTTAACGATAAATTAGTTAAAACTCCATTTGATGATGTAAAAGAACAAGATATAGCAAGTTGGATAGAAAAAGAATCTATGCAAAATGGTATAAGCACTATAAAATTAAGGTTAGAAGAACAGATGAAATCAAATAAAGAAGCTGTTAGTTTACCTTGGTTACCAAAAACATTTACACCAAAGGATTAAATTATGGGTCAATTAATATTTCAAGCAACTTTAGGTGGACAGGTCGCATTAGTCGGTCCAAATACAGCCTCAAGTTATACATTAAATATTCCTACTGTTAATGGTAATTTAGTAACCACAGGCGATACAGGCACAGTCACAAATACAATGCTTGTTAATAGTTCTTTGACTATAGGCTCAACTGCTATTAGTTTAGGTGGAACATCTACTACATTAGCTGGATTAACTGGATTAACTAGTTCTGTTATAACTGATTCAGGATTAACAAGTGGTCGAGTAACTTATGCAAGTACAGGTGGATTACTAGTAGACTCAGCCAACCTTACATTTAATGGCACTACTTTAACTACTGCTGGATTATCAGATTCAGGCAACTTAACATTTACAGGTACAGGTAATCGTATTACTGGTGATTTTAGTAATACTACAAATTCTAGTCGTGTTAGTTTTCAAACAAGCACAACTAATGGAAATACAATACTTCAAATCCTTCCAAATGGTACAGGTAACGCTTCTGGTTTTACTGCAGGGAATAACTCAGATATAAATAACGCCTCGCTTCTATCTTTAAATAGCCTTAGTACAGAGGCAAGAATATTAGCAACCATTACAGGCACAGGTTCTTATTTACCTATAACAATGTACACAGGCGGTAGCGAAAGACTACGCATAGATACAAGTGGTAATGTTTATATAGGTGCTACAGTAAATAATGTATTTGACCAAGTTGGAGCGGCAAGACCTTTATTAGTACAAAAATCAGATACAAGTACAACTCTTGGTGGAAGTACAGCATCTATTACTATTTCTAATGGTGATACTACAACTAGCAATACTGCACAGTTAAACTTTGCTGCAATTACTGGGGCATCTACAAGCCAATATTCATCAGCAATTATTTCCGCTATCTTTGGTGCAAGAACAAATGCTCAGTATCCTACTGGGCAATTAGCCTTTTTAACATCAAGTACATTAAATGCAGCACCATCAGAAAAAATGCGTATTACTAGTGCTGGTAATGTAGGAATAGGTACTAGTAGTCCTACTCAAAAACTTCAAGTAGCTGGAAGTCAACTATTAGCAAGCCCTGGTAATTCTGTTTACACTTATTTTGATGGCACTCCAACTTATGTAGGTAGGGAATCGGCGGCTGGGTCATTAGTATTTGGTGTTAATAGTTCAGAGCGTATGCGTATCGATTCCTCTGGTAATGTGGGGATTGGTACTGCTTCGCCAGCAAATAGACTTGATGTCAGCGTTACTGGTGCTGATGTAGCAGTAAGAGCAGTAACAACTAGTGCTAACTACGCTACTTTTAGATTAAAAAATTCCTCTCAAG